AGTTCGCGGTTGGTTTAAAGACAAGTCATTGGAAGAGATGGGTCGTAAGTACTGGAAAAAGCGTAGTTATGTATTCCAAGGTTTCATCGTTGATGATCCATTGAAAGAAGACAACGCACCAGCAAACCCTATCCGTAGATTTATCATCGGACCTCAGATTTATCAAATCATTCGTTCAGCACTAATGGATCCAGAGTTGGAAGACTTGCCAACTGACTACCTGCGTGGTGTTGATTTCCGTATTGCTAAAACTAGCAAGGGCGGGTATGCTGACTATTCTACTAGTAAGTGGAGTCGTCGTGAACGTGCATTGAGCGAAATCGAACAGCAAGCAATTGCTGAACATGGCTTGTTTAACTTGATGGACTTCTTGCCTAAGAAGCCCACTGATGTTGAATTGAAAGTTATGAAAGAGATGTTCGAAGCATCAGTAGACGGCGAAGCGTATGATCTAGAACGCTGGGGTCAATACTTCAAGCCAGCAGGTTTGGGTAGTGCAACTGGTGATCCAGTTGGTCGTAGCAGTTCAGCATCAACTGCTGGCGCAGCACGTCAGGCACCAGTAGCAGCACCGGCTGAAGACTTTGATGACGAACCAGTAGTAGCAAAAGCAGCCCCAGCGGCTGCACCTAGTGCTCCGGCAGGTGACGGTAACGCAAGTCGTGCGCAAGACATTCTTGCAATGATTCGCAATCGTAACAAGTCAGAGTAATTGACTCGAAAGTGTGGGACTGTGTTCCCACACTTCTTTTTCACTAGGGATCTAAAATGACAAAAGCATTTGATATTACAAAATTTAGAAAAACCCTAACCAAATCAATTGAAGGGTTAGGTGTTGGATTTAACGATCCAACAGATTGGGTTAGTACTGGTAACTATGCCCTAAACTATCTTATCAGCAACGACTTTAACAAGGGTGTTCCGCTGGGTAAGGTAACTGTACTTGCAGGTGAATCTGGTGCAGGTAAATCGTATATCTGCTCAGGTAACTTGATTAAACACGCACAAGAACAAGGAATTTTTGTTGTCTTAGTTGACAGTGAAAACGCACTTGACGAAGCGTGGCTCAAGGCATTGGGTGTTGATACAAACGAAGATAAGTTGTTAAAACTCAACATGGCTATGATTGATGACGTGGCTCGTACAATTAGTGAGTTCATGAAAGAATACAAAACAATGGATGAAGAAACTCGTCCTAAAGTATTGTTTGTAATTGACTCGTTGGGTATGTTGTTAACTCCTACAGACGTTAACCAGTTTGAAGCAGGTGAGATGAAAGGTGACATGGGTCGTAAACCTAAAGCACTTACAAGTCTTGTTCGTAACTGTGTAAACATGTTTGGTAGCTACAATGTTGGTATGGTATGTACAAATCACACATACGCTAGCCAAGATATGTTTGATCCAGACGATAAAATCTCAGGTGGTCAAGGTTTCATCTATGCGTCTAGTATTGTTATTGCTATGCGTAAGTTGAAGTTGAAGACCGACGCAGATGGTAATAAGACCACAACTGTTAACGGTATCCGTGCAGCCTGTAAGATTATGAAAACTCGTTATGCAAAGCCGTTTGAAAGTGTACAAGTTGAAATTCCTTATGAAACAGGTATGAGTCCATATAGTGGATTAGTCGATCTGTTCGAAGCTAAAGGTATGCTCAAGAAAGAAGGTAACAGTCTTGTCTACACTACAGCAGATGGAGAAATTATTAAGCAGTTCCGCAAGGCATGGGAGAAGAACGAGAAAGACGGTCTTACTATCATGATGAACGAGATTGTTAAATTTGGTGAAAGAGCACCTGTTGAGATAACTAATACTGACGGAGAAACGGAGGTCGCATAATGAAAGAAGATTTGATTGCAGATATTTGGAATACATTTATTGAACACGTTCCTGAAAAGGCCAAGAAAGATATTGCATATGATTTTATCAATGTCCTACTTGATAACGGAGTGAAAGAGTCTGTTCTAGAAGGACTCATTGGCGTTGACTCGCATCTTGATGCTGCAATCGATTATGCAATCGATGGCGCTAAAGACTACGAAGACGAAGAAGAGACAGACTACTACGAAGACGAAGACTAATCATGTGGTACAACAAGGTATCCAAGGATATTTCTCATATTCCAGATGCCGTGGCATATTATGAGGCTGAATTATTGGCAGCAAAGACAGACACTCGCATAGCGGGGAATATAGAAAAAGCCGCTGCCAGTATGCCCGGTATCGTGGAACAGAGATTTAACCAGCTACAAGAAATTGAAGCAATTCTTGAATATCTTAACATTGAATTACGTCGACTTCGTAGTCAACATTTTAGAAAATATCTAGAAAACTATCAACGTGCATTGAGTAGTCGGGACGTTGATAGATTTGTTGAAGGCGAAGCAGATGTAGTAGATTTTGAAAAGATTATCAATGAATTTGCTCTACTACGCAACAAATGGTTAGGCATTGTAAAAGGTCTAGACGTTAAACAATGGCAATTGTCTAACGTGATTAAACTCAGAACAGCGGGAATGGAAGACGCTACTCTGTAAATATTACTATGAGAAAAATAGTATTAGTTACAGGTGGATTTGATCCAATTCACTCCGGACACATTGCTTATCTACAAGCAGCAAAGAAATTAGGTGATGTCCTAATTGTAGGAATAAATTCCGATGAATGGCTTACCCGTAAAAAAGGTAGGCCTTTCTTACCTTGGGAAGAACGTGCTACAATCGTTAGCGGATTGAAAGACATCACTAGAGTAATAAACTTTGATGACAGCGATAATTCTGCTAAAGATGCAATACGCAAGCTGAGAGCGATCTATCCTAATCAAATGATAGTGTTTGCCAACGGTGGAGATCGCACGAAAGAAAATATTCCAGAAATGGATCTACTAAAAGAATATCTACACTTAGAATTTGTATTTGGTGTAGGCGGAGAGAATAAAGCTAACAGCAGTAGTTGGATTTTAGATGAGTGGAAACGTCCTAAGACCATTCGTCCCTGGGGTTATTATCGTGTACTTCATACCGATGGCAATACTGTTAAAGTAAAAGAACTTACTGTTGATCCAGGCAAGTCATTAAGTATGCAACGACATGCTAATCGTACAGAGCTTTGGTTTATTGCTAGCGGCGAAGCTAGTCTAAATTGGGAATTTGGTGGCGAACTGATCAAGAAGTTTAAACAAGAAACAATTTTGCCGGGTGAATGGCATCAACTACACAATGACACACCTCTCCCATTACGTGTGATTGAAATCCAATACGGAACAGATTGCTCCGAAGAGGACATTGAAAGAAAATGATCCCAGTGTTCATTGGCTACGATCCACGTGAAGCAATAGCATATCACGTTTGTTCTAATAGTATCATTAGACATACATCTACGCCAGTAAGTACCACAGCATTGGCATTGAACACAATCAAAGAATATCAAGAGACACACACTGATGGCAGTAATCAGTTTATCTATAGTCGATTTTTAGTGCCACATTTGATGAACTATAAAGGATGGGCTATCTTTATAGACGGTGACATGATCCTACGTGATGATATCACTAAATTATGGGAGCTACGAGATGAAACAAAAGCAGTTATGGTGGTCAAGCATGACTACAAAACTAAAATGTCTGAAAAGTACCTTGGCGCAAAAAATGACAACTATCCAAGAAAGAATTGGTCGAGTGTCATCCTATGGAATTGCGGGCACCCCTCTAATGCCGCTATTACTCCCGCCTTCGTTCAACAATCAACAGGAGCACAGGTCCACAGATTTACATGGTTAACTGACGACTTGATTGGAGAACTTCCTAAAGAATGGAATTGGCTCGATGTAGAGTATGATCATAATGTCGATGCTAAATTAGTACACTATACATTAGGTACACCCTGCTTTAATGAGTTTGCTGATAGCGGAGACTTCGCTAATGAGTGGCATCGTGAACGCATCTACACCGAATATTGTCTACAACGAAATTTATGATTTTTTTGAGTAAGAACGGTAGCGACGAATACATCAATATGTTTGCCAGAGGTTATGGTACACGGTCGATATCCACCGATGACTTCGACTACGCAACGTCAACTGACTCAATTGTTCTCCGTGGAATTCTTAAACATAAGATAATGTACCAGTGTTGGGAGGATGGTAGAGATTTCTACTATGTTGACACTGGCTACTTCGGAAATGAGCGAAATTCTACTAATCCCGAGGGGTGGAAATACTGGCACAGGATTGTAAAAAATAATTTACAGCACGGCGACATTGTTGCAAGACCAGACGATCGCTTCAAACAGTTCAACAAAACTTTCAGTCCATGGAAGAAAAGTGGTCGTGCAATCTTAGTCGCAGCACCCGACGAAAAACCATGTAAATTTTACGGAATTGACAAAAATCAGTGGGTCATTGACACTGTCGCTGAAATTAAAAAACACACTGACCGACCAGTTCGTGTCCGAGAACGTGCTCCTAACCGCATTGACAGAACAGTAACAGACACACTTCAACAGGCAATGGACAATGATGTATTTGCACTTGTTACCTACAATAGTGTGGCAGCAATTGAGGCAATTTTTCATGGAATTCCGGCATTTACCATGGCGCCTACTAATGCCGCAAGTCCAGTGGCATTACAGGATTTGTCACTGATTGACACTCCGTACTATGCCGACACTGAAAAATTATATGCGTGGGGATGCCATCTTGCCTACGGTCAGTTTCATGTAAACGAAATGAAATCTGGCAAGGTTTTTGACATAATTAACCAATGAAAACAGTAGTAGCATATCTAAAAGGCGTACCCCCGAATAATACAAAACCAGAAAAAGAACTTGTATTAAAATATTTTATCGAAGGTGTTATACGATCCGGTGATAAAGGAATACTTTCTAATAATTATAATTTAGTAGATTCGGATGTTGGAGTAATTCAGGGATATGTTAATGAAAATACCCCACTGAGTCAACATCTTAGTCTCAGAAAATCAGTCTACGACACACAACGCCTTAACAATAAAAGAACAATAATTATTGATAGTAATTTATTTTTGTATAAAGATATTGACAATATTAATACATATTTGCGATTTAGTTTTGACGGAGTTTTTCCAAATACTGGTGAATATTGTAATCACAACAGTAGTGATGAGCAATGGAAAAAGATTAAACAAGACTTGAATATAGAATTGAAGCCGTGGCGAATTAATTCTGGAGATTATATTTTATTGTGTCTCCAACGCAGTCACGGATGGTCAATGAAAGGCACTGACTTAGTATCGTGGGCGACTGATGTGATTGGAAAAATTAAAAAAATAACAGACATTCCAATAAAAGTTAGAGTGCATCCCGGGGATAAACGCAGTTTCACATATATAAACTCTATCACTCGATTAGGTGTATCAGTAAGTGATAGTCCAAGTTTAACTAAAGATTTGGAAAAAGCCTATGCAACGATTGTGCATAATAGTAGTCCGGCAGTGGCCAGTGTAATTGAAGGTGTACCAACATTCGCAACTGACCCGTTGGCGTGTCAAGCTAACGGTGTTATTCATACAGACTTAAATGATTTAGTTAATCTCAAAGCGTTCGATAGAACACAATGGATTCATAATATGGCACAATGTCACTGGAACTTTGAAGATTTAAAATCAGGCAAAGCGTGGCAACATATGCGCCAATGGGTTACTTATTAACGATCAAGCCCCAGATGTGCTTAGAAGGAGTAGTGACTGTTTTTATGTCAACACCTTGTTCGATAAGTTCGTTGACAAATTTCAATACTGGGGATAAGTTTAGATCATCAAACACGATAACTTTACTGTCTTTTACCATAGAATAATCATGCTTGACAGTGTCGTAACTGTGGCCACCATCGATATACACAAAGTCAAAAACTCTAGGTTCTACCAGTGTGTCGGTAGTAAATCCTTGGTTTAAGTCGTATGTAAAATTATCAAATCTCTTTGACATCTTTCGCATAACACCTGTGCTGTGTTCGAGTGCTGCCCCATTTTTGCCATTCTTTTCGCGTTTGTTGAACTCGACATTGTCAATGGCAAAATCAAAAATGTCATAGCCCGTATAGTGTAATTTCTTAACTTTGGGGGCTAATGTCTTGATCATTTGGCTAGCAGTGTTAGCCTTGTGTGTGCCAATTTCTGCAATGTGCTCGGGCAAATGCTCTAATAAAATTGGTTCTAAAACTGCGTATATAAAATCTTTCATAATGTTATTTACTCCAATAGGGTTCTGTTCTAATAATTTTTAAATCTGACAATTTACTTCGGCCGAGTGTTTTTCTATCACCTTTTAGATGATCTAGGTAAGCACCCCATTCGGAGTTTATCAATGGATGACCTTCACCTCGAATAATACCTTTACTCCAATTTAACTCAACAAGTGCAAGGTTGCGTCTAACAGCATCAAATACAAAACTATCATGCCATTCGTCTAGTGTAAAAATTCCTTGCTCGGCATGATCGTACATTTGTTGGAAGTTTTCCAAGAATCTAGTAATCATAGAACTACGCAGGTTCATTGCATACAACCCGCACTCTGTATATTTGCCTTCACGACCAAGGAAACATAATTCTTTATCTGCAGGGATTAATTTTGTTAATTGTTCTAAAGAAATCGGACTGTGACAAATTGTATCAGCGTCCATCCACAATAATACATCGCTGTTGCATTTCTTTGCACAGGCAAATATTGCATACACTTTATGAGCAAATCTAACAGCATCCCATTTGAAACTCTTTTTAGAATCTAAGCGGATTGATCTAGTTATGTCGCCGCTGATGTCACCATTAGCTTTTGGTATGTTCCGCCATTTATCTTTAAATGCTACTAGTGCAGGACTTGCCTGATGCAGATCAACTACTACTAGATTTGGAGCACTTTCGATTACATTAGAATCTTCTGCATAGGCATACAACGTAACTTCAGCAGGCCACGTTGCTAAAAATGTCTGTATCATCTTTTGAGCATATTTGTCGTAACCTGCTTGATTAAAAGTTGTAATGACTGATAGTTTCATGAGTAAATATTAAGTGAGTATATTATTTAACTGATGAAAATTTCCTACTTCCCTAATCAGGCGGCCCTTAACTCTCCTCCTATAATGACTGCATTTCTTGACAGTTGTAGAGCACAGGGCTGGGAAGTTGTAGAGAATAGTCTTGATGCAGATGCCGTGGTAATTTGGTCAGTATTATGGGCAGGCCGTATGCGGGCAAATCAGCAAGTATACGAACATTATAGAAAACTGAACAAGCCAGTATTCATTTTAGAAGTGGGTAATCTAATACGTGGCACTACCTGGCGTGTGTCAGTTAACAATGTAAATGGAACAGGAATATTTGGCGAGTCGTCTAGACCTAACTTGTTAGATGTACAATTACGCACTAGACCTAACTTGTTAAAAGTACAACCAATATTGATTGCATGCCAAAGAGGCGACAGTTTACAATGGCAAGGATTGCCTAGTATTAGTATTTGGGCAAATAACACAATTGCAAGATTACGTGAATACACACAACGCCCGATTGTAGTTCGGCCACATCCTAGATTCCCTGTATCGGGATTAGCAACAGACATAATTGTAGAACATCCACGAGCAATTCTAGGAAGTTATGATGGCTGGGATTTGGATTATCAAAACTATCACTGTGTTGTAAATCATAACAGTGGGCCTAGTGTGCAGGCTGTGATTAACGATGTTCCTGTTATTTGTGATGCTAGTAGTTTGGCAGCAGACATGAGTATTGACTACAATGAGATCGAAAATCCACCACATAAAGATAGAGAGAAATGGTTTGCTGACCTGTGCCAAAAAGAATATCTCATTGAAGAAATTGCTGCAGGGGTTCCGTTAATAAAGTTGCAAAAAGTCTTGTTTTCTTAGAGCAGAGACTGTATTATAGTATAATGCAGACGCCATTATACATCGAAGACCTTA